GAGTCGAGGCTGTGCCTCGGCTCCGTTTCGGGGCAATCCCGGTGTTCGCTACGGCGACCACCTGGGTATTCAGCCCCGGTATGCGGTGCGATTCTGTGTCCGAGGCTCGCGGACGACCTGCGTCAACGGTCGGTATGCCTCGGGTACTAGGAATCGCACCGCGTCGTTTTTTCTGGAGGCAACATGGCCCGTCGCAAATCACCGACCGCAGAGGCCCCCTCGCTGGAGTTCGCGGGCGAGGTGGCCCCTTCGCTGGTCGAGGACTCTATCGACGCCCACAGCCCCGCTAGCGGCCCTGTTTCGGCCCCTGTGGTCGAGGCCCTGCCTGCGTTTGTGGGTTGGGAGGTCGTGTCCGACTGCGCGGTGACCCTGTACGGGGTACGGCAGGTGTTCCACGCGGGGCGTCGGTTCCCTGCGGACGCCTACTCGGAGTTGGATATTCAGACGTGGACGCGGCTAGGCGCGAAGATCGCGCGGGTGGGGTAGCAGATGGCGTTGACCGCAGAGGAAAAGGCCCGCACGCGCTACCACCTCGGGTATCCGAACGTCACCCGCATGACCACGCTGTTTGCCAACGTCCCTGCGGCGCGGCAGACGGGATTCCTGCTGGAACAGGCGATGGACGTGCTGCTCCCGGACGGTGAGGCATTGGTGCGCGAGCTGGTCTGCAAAATGGACCGCATCGACTGCCAGCTGATTGACTCGGCGGAACGGATGCAGGCGTCTGCGGTCGGCAACCTCAAGATGCGGAACGACGAGCAGAACGCGCTGGAGGAGTTGTACCAGCGATTCGGATTCCGCCTCGCGGACGTGCTCGGGGTGCCCGTGTACCCGCTGTCCCGCCGCTACCAGGCCAACCTCACGGGCGGCACCACGCCGACCGCTGGCAACCTGCGGACGCTGATGTAGGAGGCTCGGGATGTCCTGCTCCACACCACGCGACCCATACCAACCGCTGACCCCGGGCGAGCTGTCGCGCACGCTGACGCAGCGGCTGGTTCCCGTCGTTGACCGAATCCGTGCGGTGGGCGTGCGTCTCGGCATCCGTGCCTACGAGGTGCGAATCGTTCGCACGGCATGGACGGGCGAGTATCGCGGCGAGGGCATGGAGTACGTGGTCGATGACCAGCCCATCACGCCGACCCCGCTGGTGGACGGGCTGGAGGGTATCCAGCAGAGCACGCAGGACGTGGGGCAAATCGAGCAGGGGACTGTGCGCGTCTCGGAAATCTCGGGGCGGTACAGCGCGGATTTCCTGCGGGGGTGGGGCCTCGACAGCCAACCCCCGGCGCAGAACGAGCAGGTCTACTACGAGGTGCGCTACCCGACCCCGGACGGTGACGGCGTGCGCCGCCGCTTCGTGCTGAGGGCAGGGCCTGCGTACATCTCCGACCGTGCCGAGTGGCAGATGACCTTGGAGAAACAGGTCGAGGACCGCTCCCCGGAGCGGTTCTGATGCCAACCACCGTGCGGATGGACATTGGAGACTTGACCGCGGCGCAACGACGCCTCGCGGACCAGTTTCCGACAGCCATGCTCGCGGCACTGGAGTCGGTCACGGCATTTGCAGAGCAGGAGTTGGTCGCGGAGTCCAACCGCCTTGCGTTCTTCAACGGCCAATACTCGCGCGGATGGAAGCGAGACAGAGCATCTGGGTCTGGCACGCGGTATCGCGCGCGGGTCTACAACCCGACCCCCTATGCCCCCGTGATTGAGTTGGGGCGCAGGCCGGGACGTGCGCCCCCGCCCGCGGACGCCCTGCGAACCTGGGTGCAGCGTGTGCTCGCACCCCCGCTCGACCAGCTCGACCGCACGGTGGAACGTGTGCGCTGGGGGATCGCCCGCAAGGGGACACCCGCCAAGCGCGTCATGGCAAGCGTGATGGACCGAATCCAAGACCGCGTGCCCCGTATCTTTGCCGACGAGCTGTTTGCGACGATGACCCGGGTCACCAACGAACGGCGGCGCGCGTCCATGTCCCGGCTCAAGCGTGACGCCAAGACCGGGCGCTACCAGAAAGGCGGACCCTAATGGCTGCATGCCCTCCCCGACCTGCCCCGGTCAGCCCCTCGTGGGACGGCCCCGCGCCATTCCTCTACGGCGGGACAGACGTGTCCCCGGTGCTGCGCTCCAGCGCGGTCCCAACGCCGACGACCCGACAGGAGTGCGACGCCCGCACGGCGTTGACCCGCGGCCTCGCGCGCTATCTGGCGGGGCTGGAGGTGCAGGGCAACGCGGGGCGCGTGCTGGCGTTCGGTGGGCGCGTGTACGAGTCGTGGGCCGACCCCGAGGTGCAGGCGACGTTCCCCTCTGCGGTGGTGCTCGGCAGCGGTCCTGCCCGATATGACGCCTCGCGGCTCGTCCCCTCGACCGTGGGACGTATCGCGCTCCCGGACGGGCGCGCTGTGCTCGCAGCGTCCGAGATGGAGCTGACTCTGAGCGTGGACGTGTGGGCGACGGATTCCCGCGCGCGAGCTGCGCTCGTCGGTGGGCTGGAGTCGGCGCTGTGCCCGAACGAGTGGCGATACGGATTGCTGCTCGACCTCCCATTCTACTTTGGCGCGCGCGCCGCCTACGAACTGACGGCGGTCGAATACCAGGACAGCGAGGAGGGAGCCACGCGCCGCTACCGCCGCGCGCTGATTTCCCTCGTCGGCACGGTCCCCGTGTACCGACTCACCACGTTGCCTGAGGCTCGTCCGCGACAGTCGTTGACCGTCGAGGAATAAGACGCGCTCGGACACGGATTCCAAGGAGGCTGCCCTATGGGTGCTGGATTCATTCGACGGTACACGACGCTCCCCGCGCTGGAGACGATCACGCAAATCGAGGGCGTGGTCGTTATTGACGGCACGCCTCCTGCCTCGATTCAGGGCGTCGGCTCGGGCGTCGTCTGCGGCGTCGGAGAGTGCGCCGACGTGAGCTACGGCGTGCAGGTGTCTGGCGGCAACGTCACCACCTACCCGCAGCCCGTGCAGGTGACGACGGACGCCGATTTGCAGAGCAAAATCGGTGGGTTCGACAGCACACTGGGCGATTTCGGAGACGCTGGCGGTAACCTGCTGGCCGACCTGCTCGGGCGTCGGTTCGCTGCTGGTCTGACCGTGATTCCGGTCAACACCGCAGCCACCAAGGCCGTGCGGTTGTTCCGCCAGCTGCCGCTCGCAGCGGCGCTTGCCGACCCGACGCCTATCGTGCCGGTGCAGGCGTACACGGTGCCTGCGGGCACGTTGTTCCAAACCTCGGGTGGTGCGACCCCCACGCGGAGCGCCGCCGCTGTGACGTTCAGCGCGGACGCCTACTACGCCTCGGGCACGGGTCTGGACCGAATCAGCTGGAGCGTTGCAGCGTTGACGCAGCTGTTGCGCCGCACCTCAGGCTCCTGGTACGCCGACAACGTGCAGGTCGGGGACGTGATCACGATTGGCTACCCAGTTGGGCCGTTTGACGGTGCCTACGGTACCTATCGGATTTCGTCTATCACCAACGCAACCGACCTGGTGGTCGAGGCGTTGAACGGTGCGACGTTCTCGTCTGCGACTGTGGGTGGGTCTGCCGTCAATATGCCGTGGCGCGTGTCTCCTGCGGCAACCGCCGACACAGGTGCGGTCGTTGCGGCCACCGCTGCCGGGTACACCGTCCCTGCGCGCCCCATGTCGGCCAGCGTCTCCCCGGGCACGGCGCTGCCTGCGTTCGGTGCCCCGCTGCCGGGTGTGACGACACTGGCCTCGGGCTGGACCCCTGACGTGGGTCTGTCGTTGCTCGCGCAGCAGGGCGTCGGCAACGGGCTGACCTACGTGGCAGGGCTGCACGCGGCCAACGCTGCGAACAGCGCGGAGCTCAACACCGCCTACAGCGCGGCCATGCAGGCCCTACTCGCGGACGCCGACCCGGCCTCCAGCGTCAACATCGTGTTCTGCTCGCGGTCCTCGCGGTCTATCGCCTCGGCCCTCAAGACCGTGGTGACGACCCGCAGCGACTCGGGGCGCGGCATGGTGGCCCTGGTGGCTCCCGGCCTGTCCTGCGTCACCCGCGCCGCTGCTACGAGCTCGGCCACCGGGTCGGCCACCGACTCGTCGTTCGGTGTGGCTGCAACCGACGCAGCTGGCCGCAGCGACCGCGTGGTGTTCAACTGGTTGGGCGTCAAGCTGTCGATCCCTGCTGCGGTCGGGTCCAGCATCCAGCTCGCCTCGGGTGCGTACACCACGGACGGTGTGATCGACGTGTCCCCCGTGGGGCACTGCGCCTCCACCCTGTCGCAGCTCCCCCCGGAGCGGAACCCGGGCGAATACTCGGATATCACCGCGTCGGCCCTCTCGACGGTGCTGGGATTCCAGACCGCCGCCCCCACGCTGTCGGTGAACGACTACACCCTGCTCAAAGCCGCTGGCGTGATGTCGCTCCGCAACGACCGCACCACAGGCTTCGTGTGGCAGTCGGGCATCACGTCCTCGCTGACGGCTGGCCGCAAGAATATCGCCCGTCGCCGCATGGCCGACTTCATTCAGGACAGCGTGGGCGAGCGGTTGAACATCTACGCCAAGCAGCTGCTGACGCAGGACCTCAAGGACACAATCTATCAGGAGGTTGACGGGTTCCTCGCGGGTCTGGAGTCGGTGGACCAGCCTGCGCGGCAGCGAATCTCCCGCTACAGCGTGGACCCCACCTCGGGGAACACCGACGCGCTGGAGGCCGCGGGCGTCTACGTGATCGTCGCCAAGGTGCGGACGCTCGCCTCTGCGGACGACATCGTGTTCAACACGCAGATTGGTGAGTCCGTGGTGGTCAGCGACGGGTAGTGCTAGGAACCCGACCGCGCCGCGCCGCCCACACCGGGCGGAATAGGGCCGACACTCACCGCACCCGCGGGCGTGTCGGCCCGCGCTATTTCGGGAGGCTCCGTGCCATCTTTGCGTCTGAAAGGCCAGGAAGTTAGCGTCCAGCTCATCAAGGACAATCTCGTGCAGGCCGACATCACGGATGTGCGGTCTTTCGAGGTGGCGATCCAGATGGAAACCATGTCGGAGGGCTACCTCGGGGAGCTGACCGACCGCCGCGACGACGTGTTCCGCGGGTGCTCGGGGACCATCGAGTTCCACATCGAGAACACCGCTGCGTTCGACCTGTTCCAGAGCATCGTGGACCGTGCCAAGCGGCGCGTTCCCGGCACGCAAATCAACGTCAAAGGCGCGCTGCGGTTCCCGAACGGGCAGCAGAAGCTCGTCGTGGTCAACGACGTGTATTTCGGTGAGATTCCCTTCAACGTCGGGGGCCGCACGGAATACGTGTCGTTCTCCCTGCCGTTCGAGGCGTCTGACATTCGGTTTATCTAGCAAGGCCCGCACGTCCCACACGCAATCGGCGGGAATCCCGCCACGAGGTAGCCAATGGAAGGACTGAACAGCGATACCCGAGTGCGATTCACCTACACTGTGCCCGAGGCGCTGGCCCGTGAGTCGGGCGTGTCCTCGGTCACGATGGTCCACCTCACCGCGATGGACGAGATGGCGGCGACCAAGCGCGCTGGGATGGACGCGATGCGGGTGGCCTACGAACTCGCCAAGGCCAGCCTGTACGCGCTCGACGGCAAGGGCTTCTCCGCGGTGAACAGCGAGAAAGACATCAAGTGGCAGTCGATGCACCCCAAAATCCGCGCGCTGGTGGTGCAGGCATATCAGCGAATCCACCAGCCCAAGGAGGATGACGCCGTGGATTTTTTGGGGAGCGAGGTCGTGTCAGCGGGCTAGACCTCGCCACACTGGCGTGCGCGATGGGTCGTGAAACGCCCGCAGAACGACTCAGTTCCATGTGGAGGCTGGTCGCGTTCTGCGGGCGGTACGGACACCAGGACGCGGCGACCCTGCTGCAAATGACCACCGCCGACTTGGTGGCGTTTGCGAAGGCACTCGGCAAGCTGATGGGCGAGGAAAAGGACAGCCTGCACGAACGGGCGGTCACTGGGGGCTGAAATGTTTGGCGGCGGGCTGACGCGGCAAGTCGAGACGGTATTCACGGTCGCGGATAAGGCGTCTGCCCCCGCCCGTGGAATCGGTGCGGCGTTCGGTTCGCTCGCCCGCTCGGCAACCTCCGTGCAGGGTATTCTCGGCGGCATCGCAGTCGGGGGTGCGCTCAAGTCCGTAATCGACCTCGGCTCGTCTTTCGAGGAAACCGCGCTTTCCATCGCTGGAAACATCCGGGCGTTCGACCTCGCCCCGACGTTCCAAGCGGCGCAGGCTGCGGCAACCCGCGCACTCGACGTGATTGACGCCAAGGCTGCGAAACTCCCCGGTGAGGCCGAGCAGTACGTCGAGGTGTTCAAGACGGCGCTGCCCAAGGCAATCGAGTCTGGTCTGACCGATATGACCAAGATCGCGGATTTCACCTCGCAGTACACCGCGGTCGCAATCGCCAATCAGATCGACTCGACGCAAGCCGCCAACGACCTGTTCCGTATGCTGTCGGGACAGGCGGGCCTCGACGTGCGGACGTTCACGTCGCTCCAGCCGCACCTCAAGATGACGGCCAAGGAGTTCAACGCGCTGAACGCCGAGCAGCGGCGCATGGCAATCGAGAACGTGCTCGGCAAGTTTGCGGAGCCGCTGGAGGCAGCGAGCAACACATTCGGTGCCAAGTCGGGCGAGCTGATTTCCACCTTCCGCAAGCTGGCGCGCGAGGCGTCGGTCCCGCTGTTTGAGGGGATGAAGCGCACGCTGGAGGAGATCACCCGGTACATCAACACGAACCGGGACTCGCTGCTCCAGATGGGGCGCACCATCTCGGAATCCGTGCTCGCGGGGCTGCGCGCTATTCCGCCCGTGCTCAAGTTCATGTCTGACCACATGGACGCGATCAAGACCGCTGCGATGGTGTTCGCAGGTATCTGGACTGCTGGCACGCTTGCTGCGGGAATCAACAGCATCATCACGCTGATGGGGAGCCTCGCCACGGCGGTCACTGCGGTCAATACAGCGGCGTCGGCGGGCATCCTAGGTAAGTTGGTCACGGGGGGTGCTGCGGTTCTCGGCGCGCCCGCGGCAGCTGCCGCGGCAACTGCTGCGGCACCCGCTGCGATTGCCGCAAGCATTTACGGCCTCTACAAACTGCACGAAAACTTGTCGGATCAGCAGGCTGCGGACTTTTCCGCGCGTGTTGCCCGCGCCCCCAAGAGTGCCACGCTAGAGGCAATCGAGCGCGCTGCCGGGATCACGGCGGGCACCACCTGGACAGGTGGCATGGCCGACATGGTGCGGGATTTCCTGCCCGGGTTGCGCGGGGCCTACCAGCAGTCGTTGCTCGGCACGACGGGCTTCCGCCCCGAGCAGGTGCTGTCGGTGGCGCAGTCGTTTGGGTATGCCGCCGAGGAGGTCACCCGGCTGGCAGACGCGACCAGCGTGGCAAACAAGGTGGCGGCGGTCGGCGCAACCGGGAAGGGCAAGGGCACCTCGGTCAACATCCAGAACGCGCGCTTCGACATCAAGCAGTCGTTCGCGGAAGGATATGACCCCGACCGCATCGCGGTGGCGTTCACCGACACGCTGGCGAAGCTGGGCGAATATCGAGGGCAGTCGGCGTTCTCGCTGTCGGGGGCCATGCCATGAGCCAAGACGTTCCTGCGTTGGTCATCCAAGAGTTGAACGGATACAAGCGGCGGCTGGTGCTGACTGAGCGCGCGGTGTCCTTCCGCCCGCTGCCGTTTGAGGGGACGCAGAATGTCGAGGTGACCTGGTACCCTGGGTATCCTGTCGCCACGGCGCAGCCCCTCGGCCCGCAGGAGAGCAGCACCACGATTCGGGGCGCGTGGCACGACCGATTCCTCGGCGTGGTGACTGCGGGGGAAGCCCCCGCGCTGGCTGACGGTGTTCCCGTCCCAAGCGCCGCGGAGTTGGTCGAAATCCTCGACTCGATCCGCATCCTTGGCAGCGAGATTCGGTTCAGCTGGCACATCTACAACCGCGTTGGCTACCTTACCCGCGTCTCCGCGAACTGGCTCACCATCCACGACGTTGAGTGGGAGGCCGAGTTCACCTGGACCCGTCGGGGGGACGTGTACCCGCCGACCCTGCTCGCGGCCAAGACCCGCCCCGTGCTGCCCGACATCTACTCGGCGCAGGCTGCGCTGCTGGATGCGATCAACGAGTCCCCCCTTGGGGCGATTCGCTCGGGCCTCCGCAACGCGAGCAACGCGACCGCGACATTCTTCTCGGGCGTGAACGACACTGTGGGGGCCGCGCTCGGGTCGGTCGCGGACGGGGTGCAGGCCCTCGCTGCGCTGTCGCAGTCGCTCGCCCTCGGCACGACGGCCTACTCCCAGGCGATGCGGCAGACGGCGGGTGTCCTCGCGGGCGTGCAGGCCAGCTACACCACCGCAGCCGCTGCGGTGGACGAGCTGGTCGTGTCCTCGGTGGTGACTGCGGGAGCGGTGCTGTCAGTCGGGGAGCGTATCGCGCTCGCGGCCTCGCTGACCTCGGTGGCGAACGCGATGCGGTCGGCCTCCCGCACGACGCTGGAACAGCGCGAGGCGGTACAGGCGGCAATCCAGCCTGCACCCGACGAAATCTACACCGCGCGCGATGGGGACGACCTGCGCCGCGTCTGCACCCTGTATTTCGGGTCGCCCGACTCGTGGATCGACCTTGCCCGGTACAACGGGCTGACGGTATCCACGCTGGAGGCGGGACAGACGGTGCGCGTGCCGCCGGGTGGTTTCGAGTCCTCGGGGGTGGCCCTTGGCTGATTACCGCCCGTCCTGCGTCGTGGTGCTCGGGTTCCAGTTCGACACCGCCTACACGCGCGCGTCGGACGCCTCCCCGTCGTCGTCGCTGGACGGCCCCACGGCGGCGGGAATCCAGCCAATCAACACCGAGCCGCTGTTCGTCCAGACGGTCGGCGGGCAGACGACGCACAAGCTCGCGTTGACCCCGCTGACGGCCACGGTGGAGTTGCCGACCCCGCGCGAGGCTGCGCGGTTCTCGGTGTCGTTCAACTGGAAGGACATGCCCATCGACCCGCGCCTGTTCACCGCCCTGCGCGCCGACATCTACCTCGGCGTTCGCACGGCGGAACAGGTCGCGCGTGCCCTGCGCGGCGATTACGCGGGGGCCTACCCGGCGCAGGTGCCGACCACCTCTGCGAACCGCCTCCTGCTCGGGGTGGTGGACGAGATCGCGGTCGATCACACGGCGTCGGGCAGCGTGGTGTCCATGAGCGGGCGCGACCTGCGCGGGTTGTTCCTCGACTCCCCCGCACCTGCTGCGTTGTTCACCCGGCTGGACTTGCGGAAGGACATCGTTTCGGTGGTGGACCAGATATTCCGCCTGCACCCGGGTGGCGCGAACCTGTACACGCGCTGGTATCCCGAGGAGTGGGCCGACTACCCGGGCAGCAAACCGCCCTCCCCCTACTCCGTGGACGGGGCGACCCGTGTGTTGCTCGGTGCGGACGGGACCGACAGCAAATCGGGGGCGCGCGCCGAGGACGTGACGTTCTGGGGACTGATCACCAACTACGCCAACCTGTGCGGCGCGCTGGTGTATTTCGACGGGGAGAAGCCCGTCCTGCGCCGTGCGCGCTCGTACTACCAGCAGCTGACAGGCCCCACGGGATTCGCTGGGCAAGCCCCCCGCACGGTGCAAGACGCCGAGGGTGCCTCCCGCGTGATTCGGATTCGTGAACTGCGGTACGGACGCGACGTGTCGAGCGTGAACTACCGCCGCAAGTTGGCTGGTGGATTGAAAGCCAAGGCTGTGACTGCTGTCGGATTCGACACGACCGGGCTGTCGCGCGGCAAGCAACGGCTGATGGAGGTCACCTACCCTGCGGGCATCGTGATTCTCGACACGGGCAACCCCGACGAGAGTGCGGCCACCAAGGCGCGAAACGTCGGGGCTGGCAAACAACCGCAGCCGGGTGTGACCGGGACGGGCAACGCTGTCTCCTACACCGACGTGATTCGTGTCCCCTGCCCCGGACTCGTGAACCGCGCGCAGCTGGAGGAGATCGCCCGCAGCGTCTACGAGGAAATCGGGCGCGGGGAGATGGGCGGGACGTTTGAGACGCGCAACCTTGGGTCGTTTGGAGACGAGACGGGGCGCGACCCTGACCTGCTGCGGCTGCGTCCAGGTGACGCCCTGCGCCTTGGCATCGACGCCCGCACGTCGGACGTGAACGCCCCGGCTGTCTCCCCGTTGCAGGACGCTGCCCGCCAGCCGTTCGCCTCGCGCGTGGCCGACCTCGTGGCGCGTGGGTACGACCAGGACACCGCGCGGGCGATTGTGGCGACCGAGCAGCGGGGCGTCCCCGAGTTGCAGCCTGTGTTCCGTGTGGCAACGGTGCGCTACGACTACGACCACGCGACGGGCGTGCGTATCGCTGGAGATTTCCAGACCTACGTCGAGGCGACCCGCGCCAACAACACCGCGCCCACAATCGTCACGGGCGTCGTGCGGCAGGGGAGCGGCACGCCATGAGGGCAACGACCATCCCAGACGTGTCCCGCATCGCGCGGGCGCTCCAGCGGCCCGGGATCGACCCGCGTGCGTGGGTGTCCCTCGCGCTGGTGCAGTCGGTCGTGGTGGACGCGGACGGGGCGTTCTGCGACGTGCTGCTGGTGCCGTCGAACAGGAGGCACACCGCACGCCTCGGCGCAGCCTACGCGGGCAGCGGGTGGGGCATGTACGCGCCGCCCCAGGTTGACGACGAGGTGGTGGTCATGGCCCCGGACGGCGACCCATCTGCGGGGCTGGTGGTCGTCTCCCGCGTGTGGTCGCGCGTGGACGCCCCGCCGACCGAGGCGCAGCAGAACCCCGAGGACGTGGTGCTGGTGGTGCGGCCCGACCGCTCGCTGCGCCTGTCTGTGTCGGGGGGCGGCAAGGTCTACATCGGCGGGTCGGACGGCACGAAGCCCGTGGCATTTGTGGACTGCTCGGTCGAGGTAACGCTGTCCCCTGCGGACTTCGGCACGATGGTCGCTGTTGCTGGTGCCACCCCGGTCACGGCAACAAATCCTGTGACGCTGACTGGGAAAATCACGTCGGGTTCTGCCGTCGTTGAGGTGAAGCCATGAGCGGTGGTTGGGGACTAGGTGGGTGGGGCACGAGCCTCTACGGAACGAGCGTTGCGCCTGCGCTGGAGTACGCTTTCGCCACGGGCGACCGGGGCGTGCGCGTGCATCTGTCCGCGCCTCCGCAGGCTCGGGGAGCAGCCTACGCAGGGGACGCGCTCAACCCGGCCACCTGGCGGGTGACGCGCGACGACACGGGGGCTGACCTCGTGGTGGCCTCGGTATCCAAGTACGACACGCAGACGTTTGACCTCGTGGTGCTGTTCCCCCTGGGGAACGCCGACGTGTCGCACACCGTCGTCACGGTGGGCCTCCGGGACGCTGCGGGCGTGCGCGTGCCGACCAGCAGCGCGGCGTTCGACGGCTGCACGCTGGCCCCGCTGGTGGCCCCGCCTGTGGGCACCGTGGGCGACTTGCGGAACGCCCCTGCCCCTGCCCCGACAGGCTCTGTCGTTGATTCGGTCGGCGGCACGCTGGAGGTGTCGTCGGACGGCGACCTGCGGCTGGATGGGACCGAGGCGACGGTGCGAAAGCTGATCCTGCGCCGACTGACCACCCCGCTCGGCGGGTTCGCGCACCTCCCCGAGTACGGATTCAACCTGCCCGTCAAAGGCGTCATCCCGCCCATTCAGATTCCCGCCCTGCGTGCCGATATTGCCGCGCAGGTGAAACGCGAGCGCGAGGTGCTGGAGGCCGCTGTGCAGGTGCAGCAGGCCGCGACGGGCGTGCTGACAATCTCGGTGCAGGCCCGCTTGCGGACGGGGACCGCAGTGTCCGTTTCGACGCGCGTGATTCCCTCCGCGGCGTAAGGAGCAACACCTATGGACCGCCCCAGTTTCCAAGACCTGTTCCGCATCGGACGCGACGAGCTGCTGGCCCGCAATCCCCGGTTGACCGCCGTGGACCGCGAGGGATCGGACGCCAACGCTATCGTGGCCGCAGGTGCCGCGCAGGCCGAGGAGGTGCTGTCGCAGGCGGTTGCCGTCGAGGCTGCGTCGTTCCTCGACAGCGCCGAGGGCGACGACCTCGACCGTCTGGTGTACGACCGCTATGGGCTCGTTCGTCAGCCCGCCAGCGCCGCCCTCGGGGCGGTCGAGTTCTCCATCGGGGCAGGGGGCGCAGCGTTCACGATCCCCTCGGGAACCAAGCTGCAAACGCTCGACGGGTTGCAGTTTGAGACGACCCTCTCGGCGCTGTTCCCCGCGCTGTCCACAGGCCCCGTGTCGGCCCCTGTGCGCTCGGTGCTGGCAGGTGCTTCGCAGCAGGCGGGAATCGGGACAATCACCCGGCTGGTGGCTGCGGTGTCGGGCGCTCCCTCCGACCTCTCGGTGACCAACGCCTACGCGACTGCAGGTGCCGCCGACCAGGAATCGGACGCGCAACTGCGGGACCGTGCGCGTCGGTTCTGGTCTACCGCTCGGCGCGGCACCCTGCGCGCCATCGAGCAGGCTGCGCTCGGGGTGACAGGCGTGCGGTCGGCCACCGCAATCGAGGCGCTGGACGGCGGCGGCAGGCCCGCCCGCTTCTGTTACCTCGTCATCGCGGACCAGTACACCGACCAGCTCGCCATGCTGACGCCCCCGGCGACCTACCAAGTGCAGGCGCAGCAGCTCGCCAACGCGGTGTACCTCGCGCTGGAGGACGTGCGCCCTGCGGGCGTGTATGTGCAGGTGCAGGTGGCGCAGGTCATCCTTCAGTCCGTGGTGCTGTATCTGGCGTTCGCTGCCGGGTCGGACACGGAATCGCTGGCGATCCAAGCCCGCGCCGCCGTGGTCAACCAGATCAACTCGCTGGCCCCGGGTGCCCCGCTGATCCGCGCCAATCTTTTGACGGCGCTCGCCTCGATCCCCGGCATCATCGTGTCGGCCTCGACGGTTGCCTCCCCTGCGGGTGATGTGTACCCCGGCCCCGGGCAGGTGCTGCGGTCCACGCTGGCGCTGGTGAGCGCGGGCCTGTCCTCGACGCAGCCGCTCCCCACTAGCATCCCATCGAGCTACTGATGCCGACGATCCCCTGCCCGGTCGAGTCGCTGACCCAATCCGACCTGCTGGACGTGGTGCAGCGGGTGCTCCCCCCGGAGTACCTGGGGCCGATGCTCCCTCCCGCCTCGGGTGCGGGCTGGGAGGTGTTTCAGTCGCAGGCCGCGCAAGAGGCACGCGCCTCGCAGGGTGTCGAGCACCTGGGGTGCGGGTTGTTCGTGCTGACTGCTCCCGACGGGGCCTCGGCCACGGGCACTGTCACCCTGTCACGTCCGACCGCAACGGCGGGTGCGCTGACCGTCCTCGCGGGGTCGCTGTTCGCTGGCCCGGGCGGGCGCGTGTACGTCGTATCGTCCAGCGTGGCGATGGGCGCGCTCGCCCTGACCGTGACCGTTCCCGTGGTCGCGGCGGCGCAGGGCTACGAATACAACCTGCAAGCGGGGCTGGTGCAGCAGGTGATCCGACTCGACACCGACCCGGTGTTTGCGGACCCAACGCTCACCATCTCCAGCAGCATAGCGATGTCGGGCGGGGTGTTCCCCTACCTCGACGCCCTCGGGGCTGACCGAGGTGTCGCGCGTCGCTCGGGGGAGTCTGCGGACGCCTACCGTGCGCGCCTGCGGCAGCTCCCCGATACGGTATCCCCTGCTGCCATTGAGCGGTTCCTCGAAAGCTACTGGAACACACGCTTTCCCGCGTACCCGGCCAGTATGGTCGAGGCGTGGGAGGCGTGGCAGACGTGCGCGGACGCCCCCGACGTGTCGGTGGGCGCGTACAACGCGACCGACGCCCTCTGCTACGACGACCTGCGGCCCGAGCCGCCCCTGCGTGGGCGGTATCTGACCGAGGAGGAGGCTGCGGGGGCGTTCACGATCCTGCTGCCGAATCTGCCCGCCGTGTCCGACGAGGCCCTGTGCTACGACGCCCCCGAAACCTCGGTGGCGACTCTGGCGACACCCGCAGGACACCGCGCCATGACCGCCTACGACCTGCCCGACTCGACCGCGGTGATTCCGTGGCAGGGTGCTCCAGACGGGGACGATCTAGGGTGGTCGGGCGCATACGCGGCGTTCTGGGCCGCACTCACCGAAATCAAGCCCGCCGGGGTCGTCGTGGACTTCTGGCTCGTGGGGTAACGAATGTCGAATGGTCCTTTTGATCGCATCCTGCTCAACACCCGCGAGAAGGTGTTGTCCCCCGATTGGAACGCTGAGTTCTCGCAGCAGGACCGCTCGATCCTCGACACCATCGCGCAGCTCTCGACGCGGCGCACCTCTGCCGCCAACTCGTTTGGTTTGGTGACGGACGGTTTCGTCGGTGACGGGTTCTCGGTTCACGCCACGTCCCCCGCATCGCTGAACGTGATTGTGTCTGCGGGCCTCGCGTTCGTGGCGAATCCCTACGCGGTCGGGGCTCGCAGCAACATCGGCGGCATCTCGGGGGTCAACGCCCTGTCCGCGCTGGTGCCTGTGTATCTGTCCGGGTCGCAGTCGTTCACCGTGCCGACCGCCCCGAGCGCAGGAAACGCCCGCATCGACATCATCGAGGTTCGTGCGGATCACCTCGTCGGCGGCGCAACCTCTCGGCAGGTGCTCGACCCTGCTACGGGCGCGTTCGTCGCCACCTCGGTGAACAAGCTGCTGTCCTGGGACGTGTTCGGTCGCATTGGGTACGTCGCCGCAGGCGGGTCGTCCACCGAGCCTCTGTCCTACAAGCAGGGAACCGCGGCGACTGCTGGCACCGAGGTCGAACCGTCTACCACCGCGGGATACGTCAAGATTGCTGCGATTCGTGTGGCCGCGAGTGTGACGACTATCGAGGAGAACAAGATTCTCGACTACCGCCCGCTGTACGCGCAATCTGGGCAAATGACCGTCTCTGGGCGGTGCCGCGTGTACGTGTCGGGCGGTAACTGGTTTATTGACAACGCACGAATCAGCGCACCTCCCGGGGTGGACGCAGCGTTTACTCTGCGCCCTGTAACGCCCACGATTCTTGAGGACTTGAGCTTTGTGATTCGTGTCGGGAACGCAGCTGCTTACGAGGTGCAGTCCGTGTCGATCAGCACGGAGCAGGACTCCGCAAATCCGACGCGCATGTTTCAGGCGCAGGGCACTAGCCTCGGCACCACGACGGTAGACACCACGCTGCAAACCCAGCTGGTAAACGCCACGATCACGTCGCCTGTTGTTGCGGCTGCGGTTGGGCAGGTGCTGCACATCGAGACAATCGCTGCGGGGATGCTAGAGCAGTCGGGAGCTACGCCTGTAACGCTCAACCTTAGTGCCGCTGCGGGAAACGTGCCTACAGCAGCAAACCCCGCCTACATCTCCATCAACGTCGATCTGCTCCGAGTCGCCTAACAGGGGGTCGCCGTGGCCGCATCCATCACAATCAACGGCGTCCCCGGCCCGCTGCTGACGGCGACCGCTGGGCAGACAATCACGGTCAACGACGTGGGCGGGACCGCTACGTCGTGGGCGTGGGCGCTCGCCTCGATCCCCCCGGGCTCGACGGCTGTCCTGCTCGCCCCGACCGCGCAGACGACGACTTTTGTCGTGGACGTGGAGGGCACCTACCTCGTCCAGCTGATTGTGGACGACACGCTGCCTACCGAGTCGTCGGCCACGACAATCGTGGCGATTCCGTCCAAAACGAGCGCGCAGCGCGTGCCCGCAGTCGGGGAGACGGTCGAGTCGGGCGTGCGGGGGTGGGACACGGGCGCGGGCAGCTACCTGCGCCTGCTCGACACCCGGCTGGAAAACCCGGGTGTTGTCGCCTGCGTTGCCGAGAACGGTGTGCTGGCCGCAGGGCAGTTTGTGTCAGTGGCGCAGGACGCCTCGGACCCGTTTGCCAAAGGTGCTGTTCCTGTACTGCTCAGCTACCCGGGTGAACGTGTGTTGCCTATCGCCACCGCAGCGGCGGGAACCGGCTGGACGGTGCAGAACCAATCCAACGTGATTGGGATTTGCCTGGGCAACCCGAGCGGTACGTCTCCGACACCGCTCGGGCAGGTCGCGCTCGTGCGCGTGTCCGGGATTTACGAGGGGTTCACCCTCGGGTCGTGGGCTGCAACCACGGACTACCCGTACCTGTACCTCGACGGCGCGGGCAACGTGACTGACGTGCTGCCCGCTGCGACGGGGAACGTCCCACCGCGAATCGTCGCCAAGGTGGTTCGGTGGCACGGGTCTACGCTGGCGAGTCCCTGCGACATCTACGTGTACGGCACGCGACAGGCCCGCACTGTGCAGCTGGAGTTTGGCGTCGGCGCAACGTGGACCGCCACAACCCCGGTTTACCCGGGGTTCAACGGGTCGGCGGTCGCTGCCGTGTCTGGCGTTGCACCTGGACGCTACCCACCGCGAACGATTCTGGACCAGTGGGAACTCGCGGGTATTCGTGCGTGGGCGCAGGTTGCGGGAACCGGGGACGTGACCCTACAGGTGGTACGCGCGGACACCCTCGCAACAATCGGCGGCGCGCTGACGCTGACCGCAGGTGTGCGCGGAATCTCCAATGACCTGTCCGGGCTTGTTCCTGCCGACGTTCCGTTGTCTGTGCAGCTGACGCTCGCCTCAGGGACAAGCCCCGGGCAGCTGTCGGTCGCCATCGACCTGTGGGAGCCGTAGCATGGCGACACGCTATCTGACCGGGGTGGTGCAGGACGGCGGCAGGACGGCCCCAGGCGTGCCCTACGACCCGCGCACGACGCTGACACTGGTGCAGGGTGCCTCCTACACGCTGCGCGTGCGCGTGGTGCGCTCTGGGGGCGCTCCCGTGCCCCTCGCGGGCAGCACGGTCACGCTGACGGCGCGACGCAGCCCCCGCGACACGTTCCCGGTGTTCGCGGTGGACGCAGACCTGTCGCCGGAGCTGGGCGCGGAGTGGGCGACCGTCGAGTTGACCCCCGAGGACACGGCAGGGGTACGCGCGGGGACGTATTGCTGGGACGTGTGGGTGCAGGACGCCCTCGGTGGGCGCGAGCCTGTGATTCCGATTTCGCCGCTGGTAGTGCAGGCGGCAGTCGGTACAGGGACGGGGGCGGTGGTGGCGGAACCAACGGCAGCGGCAAACGTGCAGAAATCTATCCCGGGCGTGTACGCAATCGGCACGCTGATTGCCTACTCGGGCGGGGCCTACGTGACCGCCGACAAAGGCTCGGCGGGGCGCGCACGGGCAATCGGTGTGGTGGTCGCGTTCGGGTCCACCACCTCGGTGATTCAGGAAACGGGATACGTGTCGGCGTTCTCGGGGCTGACCCCGGGCCTGCCCATTTACGTCGGCTCGTTTGGCAGCTATACGCAGACCCGCACGACAACCCCCGGCACGTTCATGTCGATTTTCGGGGTGGCGACGGGAGCCGGGACCGCGCGTATCGACCCCTCCGACCTCATCGTGGAGATTGCCTAATGGCCCGCAAACCCAAGTCCGTGGAAACCGCTCCCGCTGTCCCCCCTGCCGAGGGCCTGTGGGTGACGGAAGGCGAGATGCTGCGCCTCCAGAACGCGATGCTGCGCGGGGAGGCCGCACGGCTGCGCGCCGATAGCCTGCGTGTGGCTCGGGCTGCGCTGCTGGCGCGGATTGACCCGGAGGGTCATCTGGTGCGGCTGGACACGCAAATCTCGGTGCTCGTCGCTGCGGACGCGCAGGCCAAGGTCGATTTCGACGCGGTGCGTAGTGCCATCGGGGAACGCCTCGGAATCAATATAGAGGCGGCAGCGATTGACCCCGCATCGGGGGCGGTCGTTCTACCCGAGGCTCCGACGCCTCCCGGAGAATAGCCTATGGCGATTCGCAATCTTCTTTTCCTGTCCTCGCAGGGTTTCGTTGCCGAGCAGACAAACGTCCAGGTCGATACCGACAACGCGCTGGTGCGCGTTGGCAACGGGACGACGAACTACAAGTTGACGGGAGTCGCTGACGGTACTGCGTCCACCGACGCGGCCACCTACGGGCAGCTGCTCGCGGTCGAGCGCGGCCTCGATTACAAACAGGAGGTCAAGGCCATCGTCTCCGCGATCACCACCCCTGGTGGCGCGTCGGCTGGCGACCGCTACCTCGTGCTGGTGAGCGGCACGGGCAGCGCGAACGTCACAAACGGCATCTACTACCTCGCCAACGGTGGTGACGCCAACCTCACCCGCGCGACCGACATGGCCGCTGGGTCGGACGCCGCTGGTGCGTTCGTGTACGACGCGGGAACTGGCCTCCAGTACGTCTGCAACAACGCCAAGGGGTCGGCTATCGTCGGCACCAGCGCGCTGACTTTCGTCTCCTACGGCGCGGGCAGCAGCTACACGTTCTCGGCCCCTCTCGCGGAGGCTGGCGGCACCGTCTCGCTGAACTACGGCAACGGTTTGGAGGTCGTGTCGAGCGCCCTCGTCGCCAAGGCTTACGCCGCTGGCGCGATCACGGTGGACGGGAACGGCATCGGCGTGAATATCACGGCGAACCGCCCCATCTACGTGAACAGCAACGCGCTCGACCTGCGCTACGGCAGCACGCTGGGAATCGACGGCAGCTACCAGCTCAAGGTCGTCGGTGTCCCCTCGCAGTTTGAGATTGGCGGCTCGGCCACCTCGGCCAACGTCACCGCCGCCAACCTCGGCACGCTGACCGCGGGCTCGGCCTCCGACGCCGGTTCGCTGCACAGCCACAAGATCGTCAAGGAAACGATCACCAGCATCCCCAGCACCGCGGGCTTCGCCGCTGGTCTGGCCGTGCGTTTCGATTCGGCCAACAAGATCGCCCTCGCCACCAACGCCACGGATGCCGGATCGCACGTCATCGGCATCATCGAGTCGTTCGTGACCGACACCAGCGCCGTTATTGTCAAGGCCGGACAGGCCAACCTCGGCACCCTCGCCGGGACGCTGGCTGTGAACGACCCCGTGTACCTCGGGACCAGCGGCACGAACGTGGCATACAGCTCCGTCGGGTCGGGCGCGTTCGCGGTGCTCCTGGGCTACGTGCAGGACGCCACCAACCACCTGATCGACCTGAACCCGCGCGTGGTCGGGCAGAAGGCTTAGACGGGCGACTCGCCGCAATACCGCTTCGGATTCGCGTCCTCCCTCGGGGGCACGAGCGGCACGTAGCGGGAGAGGCGCAGCGGGATTGAGCACGCGGCGCAGCGCGGCGTGGCACGCGAGGCATACTGCCGGGACGGGCGCGGGGTATAGACCCTGCGCCCGTTCGTGCGCCCCGAGCAGGGGAATCGCGTGTAGATACGAGGGCACCCCCGGAGGGATTCTATGCTGATCACCTTGCAAGCAAACGAAACCGCAGAACTTGTGCAATCCGTGGCCCCCGGCAAATCGCTGGGGATTCGTGCGTGTGGTTACCCGGACGGCACGGTCGCCGTGGTCGTGCGGCGGCTCGACGGCACCGAGGTCGCGCGGCAGGATTTCCACCTGTCCCCGATGGACGGCGCGTATTGGACCCCTGCGGCTGACGGCGCGTGGATTGTGGCGGTTGCCTACACGCCTGCGGTGGACACGTCCTCCTACGGACTCTGTGAAATCGTGGAGGCGTAATGCTGATTCGCAACTGGCAGACGTTCCCGAACAGCTCCTACGCAATCACCGCGCAGAAAGACCCGCTGTACTGGATCAAATCGGTGCTGACGAACACGAACAGCGCGGGCAACACGCTCCCCTCGGCCCGCGTTTGGACCGTGGTGTCGAGCAGCAACGCGACGACGACGAGCAACAGCGACCTGTGGACCTCCCCTGCCGCACTCACCCGAGCGGCAGCGGGTGTGGCGCACTCGTGGATTGTGCTGCAAAACACGACGCTCGGCGTGTATATGATTTTGGATTACGTGCATTCCACCGTAAACTACGTGTGCGATGTCATTGTTTCAACGGACGCGCCGACAGGTGGCACGACAACGGCGAGGCCCACCGCGTCCAACACGTTCTCGTTCGTGGCGTGGGCGTTCGACCGTCCGACGCTTACAGCGGAGACGCGCTATTTCTCGATGACATCCGACGAATACGGTGGGTTCTGGCTGCACCACCACCGAGCAAACGGCGAGCAGGTGATGGTCGCAACATTGGCCGTTGGTAAGGGGGCACAGCCCAGAACGGTCACGTCGCTTGCTATACCGCCGATGCTGAATGGCGCGCAGACAGCGGAGCTGACGGGCAGCCTGATTTACGCTTTCCAGCACGGGGGCAACCAAACGTCGAACGCCCACCTCATGACGCCCACCGGAACGAACACCCCGGCTAATATTTTTGCGGGTAATGGCGGAAAAGTCCGGGCGCTCAGTTTTTCTGGGGGGGCCCTTACTGGGTCCGTGCAGTGCGTGATGCCGCCTAGAGCAACATCCGGTGCTGCGACAGAAAGCGTGTATTTTGGAACCGTTGGGGGCGGTGCGCTCGGCCAAGGACTTGTGGCTTGGCCCTTGATTATCTTCAGGAATGACACGGGTGGTGGGTATATTAGCACATTCGTGGTTCCAGATGCTTTCGTGTCTCCAGACGCGATGTACTATACGGTGACGACAGCTGGGACCAATGGACCGTACATGCACCTCAGAAAGCCGAGTGGTGCAATCGCGTATAACGCAACATCGAACCCATACGAGGGTGTGTACTGTAATGGAATCATCGCCCCTTGGGGCACCCAGACTGTCATACAGGGCTCGACGAACACCGACTCGGGCTTGTCTGGTTATCGCCAGTTCCCTCTCCCCGACCCGGGGCAGCAAACTGGGAACCTCGGGAAAAATATCACGGCAGCGCGGGGTACCCGCGGCGTCGGGGGGTGGTAAATCATGGCTTCATTCGGTCGAGAGATATTCCCCGTGTTGGACGCGGAGGGTGCGCCGCGCACCGGGCTCGCTGCGTCGATTACCTGGAACACCTGCCAATCAATCAACAGCAGCGGGACAGCCACAGCTGTCACTGGTGGCGACCGTCCGACGTTCACCGAGATTGGCACGACCGGCATCTATATCGTCGGTGCGGGGGCGAACAACGGCGCAATCCCTGCGGACACCCGTCTCGTCGGGTATATCGACTGCGGGACAGGCTCGGTGCCGCGCTACCGATATTTCGACAGCAAATACTCTGACCGGCAAGAGCCCGCGTTGCAGTCCGACGTGTCGATCCTCACAGACGGCACCAACGGCCTTGCGGCAATCAAGTCGCAGACCGTGACGAACGGTACAACCGCGACGAACACCTACAATATCGTGAACAACGGCACCTACGGGAACAGCGCACTGAACTCGACGCTGACCACAATCTCGGGCTACGTCAACGGCGGCAGCGGCTCGGCGTACTCGCTGCTGACGGACGGCACGTTCGGCCTGTCGGCAATCCGCACGCAGGCTGCGAACGCTGCGGCCCACGCCCTGTTCGTGAAGAAATGCAACGTCAATAAGAAGGCGATGGATACGACGGCGGCGGGTGGTCCTGAATACGTGGTGTTTGACGACGACGGCACCACGAAGATTGCGCGAAACAAGACGTTCGACCAGAACGGGCTGGCCTCCGCGACCAATATCTTCAGCCAGAACGGGAATATCGCCTAATGCCGACGCCGATTCCCCCTATCAAGGCCGTTGTCGCGGTCGGATATGTAGCCCCCCGCGTGGCACTCAAGCGGGGCGACCTGCGGCCTATCCTCTCGGCGTCGATTGTCTCGGCGGCGGGGGCGGTGGACCTGTACGGGACCGTCGTGCTGCTGCGCTGGTGGCCGACGTGCTGCGGGTGCTCGGAGCCTACAGCGGCGTCGATTCAGGAGCGCACCGCTACGATTTACGACTCCGCGCGCGGGGTGGTCACCTACGCCTGGCAGGCAGGGGACACCGACACCCCGGGTGTCTACTCGCTGGAGTGGCGCGTGATTTACCCGGGGCAGGTGCAGCTGACCGCGCCCGCCGACAACAACGTCGAGCTGGTGATTTACTAGGGGGGCTGCGGTGAACTCGACGGCGATTCTGGGTGCGTCTGTCACGATTGCGCTGGCGATTCTGGGCAGCGCGTGGCGTATCGGACAGGAGACAGGTCGCCTCGGGCACGTCGTAGACGAGCTGGTCAAAGGCACGGACCAACTGCGGCAGCAGCACGAACGCCTCGCCGCACAGCTGTCGGACCTGCGGACCCAGATCGCGCTCTTGGAGCAGCGGGTCAGCGCCCGACACCACGAGGGCTAGGATGGACCCGACACCGCACTCGCTCGCCTGGGGGGCAACGGTTGTCGCCCCGGTGTTCCTCGTGACCGCAGCTGCAACGGAGGCGCAAATGGACGGATTGGACAGCCCGGAATCAGCACAGACCATCATCCAGCTGGCGTTCGACGCCGTGGCCCGAGGAGACGCGCGCGTGGTCGCTGCGCTCGCGGCAGTCGGGTCGGTGTGGGCACTGCGCCGCTGGGGCGCGCAGCACCTCCCGTGGTTAGCGACTGACCGAGGTGGCGCGGTGCTGTCCCTCGCGGTGGGTATCGCCGGGTCGGTGCTGCACGGCCTTGCTGCGGGGCAGGGTGTGTCTGCGGACCTGCTGTGGCAGGGCGTGCAGACCGCGCTCGCCGCCTCGGGTCTGTGGACGGTGGGACGCAAACTGACGAAGCCCGCGCAGGGCGAGGTGAAGCCGTGAGAATCGTGCTGGCAGCGGTGGGTGCGGCGTTCGCCGCAGCGTGGGCGTTCGTGACACAGGGCAAGGCCAAGGACGCCGAGATTGCCTCGGTGCGGTCTGCCCTGGCGGCTGCGCTCGCGGAGCGGGACGCCGTGGTGCGGCAGCTCGCGGAGACGCAGGCCGCGCTCGACGAGGCCAAGGCGCAGATCACCCGGCTGGAGGAGGCCCACCGTGTTCAGATTCAAGGCTATGTGCAAGCGATTGCCAGCAAAACCGACCCTGCTGCTGTTCGCTCTGACCTCGACCGCCTGCTGGCGGGCGGCTAGGCCCGACGACGGCTACCGCCCCGCCCCGCAGGTCGTGGTGCGGACGGAGCGGTGCAAACTGCCTCTGCCGCTGGAGCAGCAGGGGTGGCGCGTGGTGCCGACACGAGACGGGTGCCCGCCACAGTTCGCGCTTTGCCTCGACGCTCCTGCGGGGGCGCGGCTGGCGGCGCGGCTGGAGGCGTCTGTGTGGTGGTCACGCGAGGTGTGGGCAGCTTGCGGTGAGGGGACTTGGCCGCTGGACGCGCCTGCGGTGCATCTGGAGCCGTCGCCACCCAAGCCGTGAGCATCTCCAGCCACACGTCGAGGTGGAGCATCACCACAGGCTCGGCGTGATCGTCGCGGCACACCGCGACCGGATGCGCCCGCGCACCAGACCGACCGATTGCAGCGACCGCCTGCGCGAGAGCCGCGCGGGCGTTCGTTTTTTTGCCCCGCTTGCACTCCAGCCAGATCGGCACCCCGGGCGACAGCACATCGGGTTCCTCTGCGCTGCCCCCACGCGGCTGCGCGAGGCCCCGCTTGGCGTCGATCCCCAGACGCGCGCGCAGCAGGCTGGCGACCTCCCGTTCCCATCCGTGCCCCTTGACCCTGCTCGCTCTACCGCCCACGGTCGATCCTCCCCTCGCGGCGCACGCGCCACCACAGACGCGCGCGAAACACCGCGAGCGTGACCTCCCACCGCGCGCAGCTCCAGGCGTACCGCAGCCGGGTCAACACAACGCAGCCCCGGGCACCGGGATCGGGGCCGCAGGCGTGATCGGCGGTGAGAACTCCAACCGCAGCTCAGGGCACCCAGGCACCCGCGGCAGGGCGTACCCAGACGACGCTGCCCGGTACAGCGCCCCCGCGAGTGTGTCCTCCCGATACGTCCCCTCGGCCCACGTCGGGCGCAGTCGCCGCACCTGCTCGACCGTCCCTGCGTACCACCAGCCGTTCGTCAGCTGCACACTCGCTCCGCGTTCCGCCAGCATTTCGCACCTCCTGTGCGGGGTGTATTGCCCCCGTGCGCTGTAGGTTTGTCATCCCTGCCCGCTCTGGCAACCCCCCGCGAGTGCGTTTGTCGAGAGGGGTGCTGCTGTCCGTGAAGATAGTTGTTGCACCGTGTGGCACCCTATGGCATAAGTCCTTCCACCAAGGGGGCGTGCATGGTGCAGCCCCTACAAAAGCAAGACCGCCCCCGAGGGGGCAGGGAGATTCCCGATGTCCATCACGATCCGTATCCACCTCGACCTTGGCCTGCTGGACGGCATGGCCGACGACAGCGACGCTGGCAAGATCGACGCCCGCGCGTCTCTGCGCGCCTACGCAGACGAGCTGGACGCCCGCCTGTGCCGCACCTACCCGAACGCCGCGGAGATCAACGTGACCTACTCGACCCGCACTGGTGGCAACGAATCTCGGCAGGTGCTCGACGCGGAACTCAACGCCGACGAGACGCAGTACGAGTTGATCGACATGCTGATGTACGCGCTGCACGCCGACACCGACAAGTGGCTGCGTTTCGAGTAGCACCACACACCAAGGGGGCGTGCATGGTGCAGCCCCTACAAAAGCAAGACCGCCCCCCTCGGGGGCAAGGAGAGTCCCGTGTCCCTCACGATCCGTGTCCACACCGACCTCGACCTGACCAGCAACCTGCTCGACCCCGCCGACGCCGGTGCCTGTCTGGTGGCCTACTGCGACCAGCTCTTTGCCGCGCTCCGCGCTGCGTATCCCGACGCCCGCGTCTACTGCACGTTCGCCCGCCGCACTGGTGGCGGCGGCAGCTACTCCGTCGAGGATGCCGAGGGGTGCCCCGACCACCACGAGCGCGACCGCGTGCGCCAGATCGCCAACGACGTGTACGAGACGTGGGAGTGGTTCCGCCCCGCCAACTAGCACCACACACCAAGGGGGCCGCGTTGTGCGGCCCCCTCCCCCAAGACAGGACACACCCATGCGCCCCGACGCCAAAGCCTACGCCGCTGCACGACTGATTGAGACTGCAAACACGCTCGCCAACGCCAGCCTCACCTACGCAAACGCCGCCCCCGCAGAAGCAGAGCAGGCCCGCAAGGCGTGGCAGAAGGCGCACCGCGATTGGTGTGACGCGCACAACGCGCTGTACGCCAACGCGCGCGAGGTCGCCCTGCGCGACGACCACGAACGCGGGTGCCTCTCCCGCGTGGCCCCCCTCTCTGACGACTAGCAGGCCCCCCGTTTCCCCACACCCCCACGACAAATCAGGTGACCACATGGACAAGCTCACGCAGGACCGCATGATTCTCGCCGCCACGAAGGTCGGCAGGAAGTTGGCTCGGCAGTACCAAATCACGGACGCCCGCGATTGCACGCAGACAGGAATCCTCGCGGTGCTGGAGGCCGCGGACAAATACGACCCGGCCAAAGGCACCCCCGAGACGTATGCGGTGTCCGTGGCGTACCCTGCCGTCGCCCGGTCGATCACCAAATCGCGCCTGCCGGTGTCCGTGCGGTGGCGCGACCCCGAGCAGTATCGGGGGATCAAGGGTATCGCTCGCGCCGACGAGCAGGAGTCTCTGGCGGTGCCCGCAGAGACGCGCACCCCCGAGGCGCAGCTCGACCGCGACTACGCTGGCGCGGAGGCGGCTGCGCTGCTGGAGGGGCTGGTCGGAGACGACCCGGTGCGCCGTGCGGTTGTGTCGGTGCTGCTGGAGGACTGCGGACGCGCGGAGGCCCAAGCGCACGCAGGGGTCAACTACACGACGTTCGGAGAGGTTGAGAGGGCGCTGCGGCGGCGGGTGCGTTTCGACCCTCGGGCGCGCGATTGCTGGGATCGACTCGCGGGCAACTAGCCCGCAAAGGAGCAAACACAATGGCTGGAATCCATCAAGACAACATCATGCGCGCCAAAGGCTATCTCACCATCTCCGACGTGGAGAAAATGACCCAGGCCAACCGCTCGACCATCTATCGGTGGGCCAAGCGCGGCCTACTGACCACGACCGCGCTCGGGCGCGCGGTGTATTTCGACGCGGCGAGCGTGCGCGACCTGCTCGCCGCAGTCCCGCAGGAGGGGTCGTGCTGATCGAGGTTCACACCGTCGAGGCCCGACTCGCCCGCGCAGACGAGCACGAGAAAGAATGGCTGCGCGACTATCTGACGTTCACCACCAAGGGATTTGCGGGGCGTGATGGCGGCGTCGTTCGGATGCTAAACGTACTGACTGACCGATTCCCCGCCGGATTCGTGCCCCTGGTGCGCGCGGCAGCGGCGAAAGACGGGCGGCAGGTAGACATTCTCGACCTGCGCCCACCGGGGATCGCACCGACCCCCGGGGCAGACGTGGAGTGGCTGCGCGACTACCAGCGCGAGGCCCTGCGTGTCGCGTTGGAACGCGAGCGGGGCATCCTGTGGCTTCCGACCGGAGCTGGGAAAACTGAGCTGGCGTGTGGACTTGCGCGAAGCGTGCCCGGGACATGGCTTTTCCTCGTCCACCGCCTGTCCCTGCTGGGGCAGACAATGGCAAGGTTTGAGTCTCGACTCGGGGAGGCTGCGGGCACTGTGGACGGTGACTCTGGGACGTGGCGGCGGTTCACCGTTGCGACGTTCCAGACCCTCGCTCGGCGGCTCAAGACCGACCCGGCCCTGCGCGCCAAGGTCGCCAGCGTGGACGGTATCATCGTGGACGAGGCCCACACCCTGCCCGCCGACTCGTTCTACGGGGTCACGCTGGCCTGCACGAACGCCCGGTATCGAATCGGGCTGTCGGGAACGCCCCTTGCGCGCGGGGACAGGCGCAGCGTCTACACAATCGGGGCACTCGGCCCGGTGATTCACCGAATCCGCCCCGAGGTGCTGATCGAGCGCGGGGTGCTGTCTCGCCCCAAAATCCACCTCGCGGACGTGCTGCACGACCCCCCGGAGGCCGTGACCTGGCAGGGTGTCTACGCGGAGTGCGTGGTGCGCTCCCGTCGGCGCAACCTCGCTGTGCTGTCTGCGATCCACCAATCACCGCGACCGTGCCTGGTGTTCGTCTCCGCTGTGGAGCACGGGCACGAGCTGGTGCGGCTGATGGGCAAGCAGGGGATCACCGCGGAGTTCACCTGGGGCGACGACTCGGAGGAGCAGCGGCAGGCGTCGATTCGGCGGCTTGTGCGCGGCGACATCGAGGTGCTGGTGTGCTCTGTGATCTTCCAGGAGGGGGTCGATATTCCCGCACTGCGGAGTGTGGTAATCGCGGCGGGCGGGGCCTCGGGTATCGCGGCAATCCAGCGTGTCGGACGCGGGATGCGAATGGCCGAGGGCAAAGACGAGTTCGTGGTGTGGGACGTGTCAGATAGGGGGCATCGCTGGCTGGAGCGGCACACTCGCGCCAGACGGAAAGCCTACGAGGCGGAAGGGTACGAAATCGTGTCGCAGCAAATGGACCTGCGGGAGCTGAAATGAACATCACGGTCAAGACAAGCGAGTTGAAGGAAGCGGTGGGTGCGGCAGCGGGAATCGTGCTGCCCAAAATCGAAACGGCGGCAACCCTGCTGGTGCGCGCGGGGTCGCTGTTCGTCATCGTGGGGCGCGAAACCGCCCAATACGAGGCGAAGATTCCTACCCACGACGCCACCAAGGACGCCGTGGTCACGGTGTCTGTGCAGCGGCTCGCGGGCGTGCTCGGTGCGCTCGCAGACGACGAGGTGACCCTCGCCACCAAGGGCAAGCGGCTGGAGCTGCGGTCGGGTGCGGTGTCCGTGGCGATTCCCACGACTGACGCCGAGGGCGCGCAGCGAGTCGAGGTCGGCACGCCCCCGGAGACGGCAGCCCGCTGGCTCCAGCTGGCCCCGGCGCTCGCCTCGGTGGCACACGCAATCAGCAAGGACGACACGCGCTACTACCTGAACGGAATCAACGTGGGGGTCACCACAGGCGGGTCGGCAGTCGTCGCCACAGACGGACACCGGCTCGCAGCGGTGCGTGCCTCCGGGGACGCCTACGCGCTCGGCCCCGCAGCCGTCACGCTGCCAGATTGGGCGGTCAAGCTGCTGTCCCGCATCGGTCGAGACTCAGGCGTCGTCTGGGTGCAGGGGGACACCGTGCGGTATCACGACCCTCGGTGCGCCGTTATCGCGCCGCTGGTGGACGGGGCGTTCCCGGATTGGCAGCAGGTTGTCCCAAACGATTCCTCGTTCCAGATACACGCGCAGGTCGATTCCGACGCGCTGCGCGAGGCAATCGAGCAGGCCCGCACCTGCGGCGTCACCTCAATCAAAACCACCTGGACCGTCGATTCCGTCACGTTGGAATCGCACACCGAGGACGCTGATTTCACCACGTCAATCGCATTGGCGGGTGCGGATATTGGGCGCGATTTCTCCAAGGTGACAATCGCTCTCAATCCCGAATACGTGCGCGACGCCCTGCGCGCAATCTGCGCCCGGTCGGTCGCCCAGGTGTCTATCGCGGACGCCTACTCGCCCGTGGTCGTGCGCCCCTACCCGACGACCGAGGGCAGCAGCGCCCTCGCCGTGGTGATGCCGATGCGCCTCTGACCACCCCACCCAACCCCGCTCGACCGCACCCCGGCAGGCCCTGCGCCCGCCGGGGTGTTGCGTTCTGTGGCGGCGGAAGGCGGGACCGCCGCTAGGGCACCTGTGGCGCGCGTTCTGCCCCCCAACCTAAGCCACCCACGAGACGAGGGGTGAACGCCGCAGGGCACCCGCCTAGCGGCCACCGTTTCGGGGGTGGCGTCGGAGGGTGCGCGGCGCTGTCGGGGTCTGCCCCCCGTGGCGTGGGCTGGCAGGGGGGGTCGCGCGTGTGCGGAGATGTGAACGCGTGCGCGCGTGTACGTGTGCGCGTGCAGGCGCATGTGCGCGCGTTCATATATTAGTATTTATTACTACTAAACACTAAAACACCAAAACTAGGGAAACACCATTGGTGTCTAACAAAGAGCGATGGGGGGGTCGGGGGGATACGCAACACACCCCCCCAAAAGGGGGTGTGTTGCTCCCCCCGACTCCCCCCCATCGCGCGATTCTCGAATCGCGCCGCGTTGCGGCGCTCCGAGAACCGCCCCTTCTCGGGGGGCTGCGCCCCCCGAACCCCCCCTGGGTTGCGAGGCGAACAGAAACCTCGGGAGGGGTGGGGGCAATACTGGCTGCGAGGAGGCAGCGCATGGACGCGACCGAGGGGCTTGGGGTTGGGCTGGTGGGCGGCAGCGGGGCAGCGGTGGCCCTCGCTGCGGCGTGGGACTCGCTGCCGCCGTACCCGGGGCCGAGCGTGGTGCCCCCGGTGACGATTCCCGACCCACCGACGCTGCCTGCGGACGCTGGCGACCGGGAGTGCGCGCAGCTCCTGGTGCGGGCCTGGGTGGGCGCTTCATTCGCCCGATATGGAAAACGCATCTGGACGGGCGGGGACGTTACCGCTCGCCGCGATTATTCGACGCTGGTCAAAGCCGCTGACCTGATGCGGAAAGAGCAGATGCCGCCCGCAGCCTGGGTGGCGTTCTCAATCGACTACTGGCGCAAATACACCCCGAAAGGGTGCGACCGAGACGAGCCTCCTGCGGCCCGCTGGGTATTCGCAGGCAAACGGCTGACCGAGCAGGCGGGGTGGTTCCGCTCGGAGTGGTGCCAATACCGCGGCGGTCGGATTCAGCTGGCAGGAGCGCACGCGGAGCTGCTGCGGAGATACACCCGGCTGACGGTGCTGGTGCGCCGGGGAGTGCCGACCGCCGAGGCCGTGGCAGAGACGTTCCCCCCGCCGGGGGACGACTACGAGACGCTGGCCGCACTTGCCAGCTACGAGAACAAGCGCAAGCAGAACGCGCTCCGCGAGGCGGCAGCGCGAGGAGAATGGCTGTGGTGAATCGACCGAACCTCGCAATCGTGACCCCCTCTGGTGCCTCGACCACCAAACGCCGTGACGCCTACGAGCTGGACCCCTCGTTCCTCGACGCGGTTGCCTACTTGTGCTGTGCCTCCCCCCGGTTCTGGGCGCAGATCGGGCGCGAGATCGACGCCGAGCTGGTGCCCGACGACACCGCGCGGCTGGTGATCGCCACCTGTGGGCGTCTGGCGCGCGACCTGGGGCGCGGCCCCGACTCCCCGGTGCTTGTGCTCCAGCAGATTCGCGCGGGCGTTTCGACAGGCAAAATCGCGCATAACGACCTCGTGGCTGCGTCCGAGCTGCTGGACCGTGTGGAGGACGTGGGCGTCCCCGCTGAGGACGGCGTGATTGCCATGCTCGCCCCGGTACTGCGCCGCAAAATGGAAGCCGACGCCCTCCAGCAGATGATTGAAGCCTACGGAAAGCGCGCGGACCTGACCGAGGTCATGGAGCTGGTCGCTAAATCGCAGCGACTTGGAAAGGTTGACCTCGACACGGGCACCCGCTTGGGTATGGGTTCATTTGCGGAGATTGCCAAAATCCGCCAGATGGAGCGGCTGACGACGGGAGTGATTGACCTCGATATCCCGCTCGACGGTGGCCTCGGGCGCGGTAGCCTCGGGGTGGCGGTCGGTGGCCCGGGCGACGGTAAGAGCATGTTCCTGTCGCACGTCGCAGCCGAGGCGTTGTGCCACGGCCTGCACGTCGTCTACGCCACGCTGGAGCTGCCCGAGGCCGTCGTGCTGGGACGGCTCAAGGCCAACCTCACGGGTTGTTCCATCTCGGAGATTATGGACGGGCGACACGACCGCGCCGCGCAACGGCTGGAGGGGATGCTCCCTTACCTGGGGGCGTTCACGACCAAGTACATGACCCCTGGTGCGACGACCGTGACAGACCTCCGCATCTGGGTCGAGCGGTGCGAGGAGGCCGCACAGCGCCCGGTTGACCTGCTGGTGGTGGACTACGCGGACAAGCTCGGCGCACCCAAGGAGCAGAACGAGTACAACGCCATGAAGATCGTCTACGAGGGCCTGCGCCATTTCGCAGTCGAGCGTGGGCTGTGGGCTTGGACCGCCTCGCAGGCTACCCGCGCCGCCGCCAAAGACCGCGCAGAAGGCTCGCGCAAACTCGACCTCAACCACATGGCCGACTCGATGCACAAGGGGCGCGTGGCTGACTTGGTTGTGTCATTGAACGCCCGCGACGAGGGGCAGCAGATGGAGTTCTACGTCGCCAAGAACCGTATCGGGCGCTCGCGTGTGACAGTCGGCCCCCTCCCCTGCGATTTCGGGACGGGGCGTATCTCCCCGGTGAACCGATGACCCGCCAACAGCGAGTCGAGGCTGCGCTGGAGCAGGCCCCCGCAGCGAACGGGCAGGGATACGCGCGCGCAAACTGCCCGTTCTGTGACGAGCGCGTGGGCAAGCGGGACCGTACCCGCTGCCTGTCGATTCACGTTCAGACCGGGTTCTACGGGTGTTTTCGCTGCGGAATCAAAGGCAAGATGCGTGGGCCGCAATATCTGGAGGTCGAGGACTTGCGGGACGCTGAGACGCCCGCAATCGCCCCGCACCAGGCGATAGCCCCGCCGGACAGCTACGCCCCGCTGTGGCGGGAGCCGTACTCAATCGACCGGGACTATGCCCCCGCGCGGCGGTATCTGATCGACCGGGGGCTGACTCGCGCTACCGCCGCCGAGTGCCAGATTGGGGCCTGCCTGTCGGGGCGGTACGCAGGGCGGGTGATCGTCCCGGTGCTGGACGTGGAGCGCGAGACGTGGCTCGGGTTCGTCGCGCGCGACTACACGGGACAGGCCGAGCGCAAGTACTTGTACCCAAGCGGTATGGTGAGAAACTTGTGGAACCACCGCGCTTTGCTGCAAAAGACGACCGAACCCGTCTACGTGGTCGAGGGGGTGTTCGACGCGATTGCCCACTACCCGCACGCGGTCGCGGTGCTCGGCAAACCGACCAACGAGCAGTTTTCCGCGCTGGCTGCGGCCTGTCGCCCCGTGGTTGTGGTGCTGGACGGTGACGCCTGGGAGGAGGGGTGGGCGCTGGCGATGCGCCTGCGCGTGGACGGGGCCGAGGCGGGTGCGGTTCGTCTGCCCCCCAAGATCGACCCCGACGAGGTGGACCCCTACTGGCTGTGGGAGGAGGCCCGCGCCTCCCTCGGTAAAATCCCGGCGTGACCGGGGGCAATACACCACCGCCCGACCAATGGGCACGGAGACACAAGCCATGACCCCCCTACTGATTCGATCCCTCGACATCGACGCCCCGATCCTCGGGCAGACGCGCCGCGTGACCTACGCAGACGGTGCGCTCGCCCTGCACGTCCCCTCCGACCAAATCGAACCTGTGCTGGCTCTGCTGGCGGGAGTCGCCCCCGTTGAGCGGAACCCCTGCCGTGAAATCCCCGTGCCCACCGACATTGGCCCGCGTGGCCCTGTGGTGTCTGCGCCTGCCCCCGTCATCCCCGCAGCGTCCCCCGAGGTCGCCGCCATTGTCGCCGCAGCCTACTCACCGCCTGCTGACGACCCCGCGCTGGAGTTCCCCCCGCGTGGTGCGTCGATGGAAATGCCCGTCGCTGCGTCGCCTGTGCTGACCCCCGCCGAGATTGCCTCGGCCCCCGCGCCCCACGCTGCCGTCGGGGCGGCGACGGGCGGGGTGGCCGACGCCCTGCGCGGCGCGACCAAACTCGCGGAGGTGGTGGCCTACCTGGTCGAGCAGCAGGGTATCCGCGAGCTGGACGCCCTCGTCGCAGAGTGCCAGCGGCTCGCCCCCGAGGTGCCCCTGTTGGGCAAAATCGCCAACCTGCCGACCCGAATCGAGCGCACCCTGTCGGTGCTGGGGCTGGCATGACGCCTCTGCCCCTTTATACGGGGGACGTGCGGGCGGTGGTCGAGCAGACCCCCGCCCGTTCTGTCTCCAAGGACTGCTCGGCCTGCGAGCTCGCCACGACTGCGCGCACGATCTGCACCCCTGGGGACGGCCCCGAGGACGCCCCTGTGCTCGTGGTGCTACCTGGGGTGTCCGACGCTGCCGACCGCGCAGGTCACGTCGTCGCTGGCACGGTGCCCGAGTGGGTCGCGCGCACGCTCGGGGCGGGTGGGGCTGCGATCCGATACGAGGCCGCGATGCGGTGTCGAGTCGGCGGGTCGGTACCCTCGGACACGATGCTGCACGCCTGCCGCCCGTACACCGCAGGCAGTCTGCCCGGGCGCAAGCGAATCATCGCGGTGGGGCAGGCTGCACACCGTCTACTGCTCGGTCGCGCCCTCCCGCTGACCGTGCGCCGTGGGATCGCCCTGCTGTCGGACGGCACCCCGGTCGTGATGCTGGGCGACCCCGTGACCGCGATGAAGAACAGGCTCTTGCGCGCCCGGTACGAGGACGACCTGCGCTGGGCGCTCGCGGTCGAGGCCCCCGCAGCTCCGTGGGGGCTGGTGACGCAGGTGGTCGATACCGCTGCGGACTCACAGGCGGCGTGCGACGAGGCCCGGTCGTGGCCTTGGGTGGCCCTCGACGCGGAGTGGGCGGGGGTGATCGACGACCCCGACCACACGCTGCTGTCGATTGCGATTGGGACGCAGGGCGACCGCTCGTTCGTGTGGGACCGAGCGGGCCTCGCAGACCCTGCCGTGGCAGAGCCGCTGCGCGCCCTGCTCCGCGACCGAGCGGTCACGGTCGTCGGGCACAACGCGAAGGCGGATTTTCGCGCCCTGCGCGCGTGGTTGGGCGGCTGGCCCCGGGGCAAATGGACGGACACCCGGATGCTCCGCAAGGTGCAGGACGCCGAATCGTCGGGCGCGCTGGACGACCTCGCGGAGACGGTGGGGATGGGGGGCCACAAAGCGGAGGCCCGCGCTGCGCTGGATGCAGCGAAAGCCAAGATTCGCAAGGGCGCGCGCAAATCCGCGGCTGCGGACCTGTTCGCGGAGCGCAGCGATTACGGGTCGATGCCGCGCCTGTACGAGTCCCTGCCCCGAGACGTGTTGCTCAGGTACAACGCCCGAGACACCGTGGCGACCGCGCGACTGTACGTGTCCGAGCTAGCCGCGCTCGACGCCGACGACCCGGCCCTGCGATACGTGCTGGAGGGGCTGGTCGTCCCCGCCACGCTGGCGATCTGCCGTATCGAGCAGGCAGGCGTCCCCTGCGACCCGACAGGTCTTGGGGCAGTGGACGCGCTGTGGGCGGTCGAGCAGCAGCAAATCGAGGCTCGACTCGTGACTGCCAGCCCGAACCCGTGGAAACCCGGGAGTCCCCGCGACGTGGCGCGCGTGCTGTACTCGGAGTTGGGGCTGCGCTGTCCCGGCAAAACGGACAGCGGTGCCCCATCGACTGACGCCGATGCCCTGGACAAACTGAAAGGCCAGCACCCGGTCGTGGACGATTTGATTGCGTGGCGCAAAATCAGCAAGCTGCGCGGCACGTATTCACAGGGGATTGCGGAGGAGATTCGACCAGACGGCAGAATCCGCGCTTCTTTCCTGCTGGATGGGGCGCGAACAGGTCGCATGAGCTGTAACTCGCCAAACCTCCAGCAAGTCCCGCGCGGGGACACAACAAGCGGAAAAATGCTCCGCGACGTGTTTGCGGCCCGTCCCGGGTGGTCGCTGGTACAGGCCGACTACTCGCAGCTGGAGCTGCGGGTTGCGGCGGGTCTGGCGCGGGACGAGGAGATGATTGCTGTTTTCCGCTCCGGGGTGGACTACCACCTGCGGACGGCGCAGATGATCAGCAAACAGGCGTGGGGAATCGAACCCGAGGAGGTCACCAAAGTCCACCGCACCGCGACGAAAGCCGTGAACTTCGGCCTGCTGTACGGGTCAGACGACCGATCCCTTGCGGAGACACTGGGCGGCACGGTAGCCGACGCTGCCAAGGTGCGCGCCGCCGTGCTCGGGCGTTTCAAGGGGCTGGCGCAGTTCATCCAGGGGTGCTTGCGGGACGCCCGCACGACAGGCGGGGCATGGACGGTTTGGCGGGGTCGCAAAGCCCGCCGCCGCCCGCTGTGGGGAATCGCGGACCCGGACGAGTACCTGCGCGGACACTACGAGCGCGCGAGTTGGAACACCCCGATTCAAGGCACTGGCAGCGATATTTGCCTCGACGCCCTTGTCGAGATCGTGGATTGGATCGAGGCAGACGGGGTGCCCGCCGAGCTGGTGCTCCCCATCCATGACTCGCTGATGATTCACTGCCAAGACGACGCGCTCGACGAGGTGATTTACCAAATGCGCCGCATCATGGAGAGTCGGTGGTGCGGGGACTGCCCGCTGGCCGTTGATGTGGAGGTCGGCAAATCGTGGGGCAGTCTGGAGAAGCTGAAAAAGTGACCGCCCGACCCCGCCCCCGCAGAAACCCGCAGGGGGCGGGGGCAATACACAAACGACCACCGCAGGGGCGGTGGTTGGGCCAAGCCAAGGAGGCCACCGTGAGCACCGCATTGCTGCACGACCTGTCCGTCGATCAGTACCTGTCCCAATCCGTCACCGTCGAGCCGTTGCAGCTGGAGGAGGAGTTCGTTCGCCTCCCTGCCGACCTCGCCTACTGGCACGCCCGCGCCGCGGACGCCCTGCGCGACTACCAGCTCGCCAAGCTGGAGCAGGACAAAACCGAAGCGAACCTGCGGATTGTGGTGCGCGAGCACATCATCGCAACCGGGGGCAAGCCGACCGAGTCGCAGGTGGAGTCGGGCGTGATGCTGCGCCCCGAATACTCCGAGGCGCGCGCCCGCACAATCGAGGCCGAGGTCGAGTACCAGCGGCTGCGCGGCGTGTGCGAGGCTGTGCGCGTCAAGCGTGACGCGCTCGTCGCCCTCGGCCAGCAAGCCCGCGCGGAAATGTCTGACCCGGTCGTTCGTCAGCAGGTCGCAGACCGCAAAGTCGGTTTGCTTTCTCGCTAGTCACCATTCACGCACGCCACACAGGAGCACAACCACATGGGCAACCTCGCACGCTACGGATCATTCGACATTGGAGAGGCCGACAAGGCCGCAGAGCAGGTCAAGGCTGGCGGTTCCAGCGATTTCATGAAGATGAAGGTGGGGCGCAACGTCGTTCGCATTTTGCCGCCCGCTCTTGGTCAGCGCACCCCGTTCGTCACGGTTCACCAGCATTTCATCAAGCTGCCGACCGCTGCAAAACCCGTCGTTTTCGCCTGCCCCCGGATGCACAACAATCAAGTCTGCCCTGCGTGCAACCAAGCCGACAAGTTCCGTAAGTCGGGTCGTTCCGAGGACCGCAGCGCGATGTTTGAGCTGCTGCCCAAAATGCGGTTGTTCGCCAACGTGATTGACCGCACCGACGGTGCAGTGAAAATCCTTGGATTCGGAAAGACGATTTACGAGCAGCTGATTGCGCTGCGCCGGGACCAGGACGCCGGGGGCGACTACACCGACCCGGAAAACGGTTTCGATATCATCATCGAGCGCACGGGAACCGGGGCGCGCGACACGGAATACCGTGTGATGCCCGCTCGTAAACAGTCCTCGATGGGCGACCTGTCGATTCTCGACGCCCTGCCCGACCTCCTGCGGTTTGCCGAGGTCAAGCCGCTGGCCGATATTGAAGCGATGCTGCGTGGTGAGGAACCGCAGCGCCGCGACCAGGGCGGGCGCACCTACGACGCCGAGGCCCTGCCCGCCAAGCCCCGCGGTCGCAGCGTCGAGGATGACGTGTACGGCGACAACAACGCGGGCTGGTAGCCGCCCGCACGACTGACCCACACAGGGGCGGGAGCCACCACGGCCCCCGCCCCATTCGTTTAGGAGGCAAACACAATGGGCCGCAAAAAAGCAGACCAACCCGCTGACGTGGTGCAATCCCTGCTCGACGCAATCCGCACCGCACACGGCAAGGATTCCGCGCTCCGATTGCAGGACGGGGCACCGACCGACGTGTCCGAGGTGATTCCCACCGGGGTCGAGCTGATCGACCGTCACCTGCTCGGCGTGGGTGGATTCCCTGTCGGACGCCTCGTGGAGCTGTACGGGGAGGAGGGGACCGGCAAATCCTCGCTGGTGTTCTCGGCAATCGCTGGTGTGCAGGCCCTCGGGGGCCTCGCGGTAATGGCGGACACCGAGCAGGCCCTCTCGACCGAGCGCGCCGAGGTGTTCGGCGTGGACCTGTCGAGGGTTATCCTGCTCCAGCCGTCGAATATCGAGGACGCGCTCAAACAGATGGAAACCACCCTCCAGGCAGTCCCCGCAGGCGTCGGCCCCGTTCTGCTGATTTGGGACTCGGTGGCTGCGACCCCAACCCGGCAGGAGGTCGAGGACGGGCTGGACAAGGGCACCGCGATGGGGGTGCGCGCGCGCGTGTTGGGCCTCGGGGTGCGCGTGCTGCTCCAGCTCGCCGTGGAGAAGCGCGCCTGTTTACTGTTCGTCAACCAGGTGCGCGAGAAGATCGGGCTGGTATTCGGGGACAAGTGGACCACCCCGGGTGGGGCCGCAATCAAGTTCGGCGCGACGATTCGCCTGCAACTGATGGGGGGTAAAGCGGTCAAAGAGGGTGACAAACATCTCGGGAAGATTGTCACGATTCGCACCACCAAGAACAAGCTCGTGCCCCCCAACCGCACCGCGCGTGTGCGTCTGGACTACGAGACGGGCTGGAACGACTGCTGGACGACGCTGGAATACGCGAAAGACGCGCAGGTTATCGGGGATCGCGAGCGCGGGGCGAAGGCCTGGGCCAAGGCGAGGCACGGCCTCGGGTGGGTAGACTCTCCCGACGCCCCGCTCCCGGGGGCACCTGTGGACGAGGGCGAAACCACGGCATCGGACGAGTAGCTCCACACAGGACGAAAAAACCCAACCGGGCAGGGGGCAATACACCCCCGCCCGGTTGTTCTTTTCCCTCTACCCACCGGGCACGGAGCGCAAATGCTGATTGAGATTCCAGAATCCCTGACTGACCAGCTGTGGGATTTGGCACCGAAAACGCTGTCCCCCGAGGTGCAGCTCGTCGTCCCGC